AGGACAAGCTGCGCGAGATTATGGAACAAGCCAAGCAGCCCAAGGAGCCCGATCCCATGCAGCAATTGCAGGTCGAGGGTGCAGTGGCTGAGGTGGACAAGACAAAGAGCGAGGCGATGCGCAATTATGCGGACGCTGAAGCAAAGAAGGCTGGCATTGAACGCGAAGCCTTCCAGATGGGTGCGCAAATAGCCGCCTAAGTAATTCACAGCATATAGCTGTTTATCGGGTCGCCGCCGTTCGGGCGCTAAACAGGTCGCCGCTGTTATCGGGCGTGAAGGTGAAACAATGGACGAATTGGATAACATTCTAAACGACGAACCAACGCAAGCAGTCGAAGTTGTAGAGGCAGTTGAGGAACAGCCCCGCCAGCCAGACGGCAAATTTGCACCGAAGGGCGAACCAGAGAGCGCGTCGCCTGCGCCTGTCGAAGAACCAGCATTGGAGCACCCCGCATTGATTGGGGAGCGCCGCCGCCGTCAGGAAGCGGAGGCGGAACGTGAACGACTATCCAAGGAACTGGAAGCACTGCGCAATCCACCTGCACCACCTCCATCGGTGTTTGAGGATGAGCAGGGATGGCAACAGCATTTTGGCAGCGAGGTAATTAACACGGCGGTTCAACAGGCCACGTTTAATTCCAAGCTTGATATGTCCGAGATGATGGTTCGCCAAGCCAACGCTGACTTTGAGGAAATGAAGGCCGCCTTTTTGGAATTGGCCGACCAGAACCCCTCATTGCGCCAACAGGCACTCCAAGACCCGCACCCGTGGAACAAGGCGTATCAAATCGCCAAGAGCCATAAGGCAATGCAGGACTTGGCCGCTGTTGATGTGGATGACTTGCGAGAGAAAATTCGCGCTGAGATAACCGCAGAATTGGGCAATCGTCCCGCTGCAACCCCAACCCTTCCTAATTCGCTGGCGGACTCGCAAAGTTCACGGGCAACAGCCGCTGCTGCTTTTCAGCCGCCTACACTTGAAGACATATTGGGCAGATAGCCCGGAGATAAGACATGGCATTTACTACTGTAACTGCGGCAAATGTGGAAGAAGTCTGGGATGCAGACTTTTTCAAGGCATACGTCCGCGCAAACCGCTTCAAGCGGTATATGGGCACCACTGAGAACAGCATCATTCAGACCCGCGCTGATTTGACGAAGAAGGCCGGTGACGGTATCACTCTTCCTCTCATCACCGAACTGGTTGGCGCTGGCCAGACCGGCAACGGTTTGCTGGAAGGCAACGAAGAAGCCTTGGGCAACTACGGCCACAAGATTGAAGTTTCCACCATCCGCCACGCTGTCGCTGTCACTGACAATGACCAACAATTCACCGGCATCCCGCTGCGTGATGCGGGCAAGGAAATGCTTAAGCTGTGGTTCATGAACAAGATGCGCAATGACATCATCAGCGCATTGGGTTCGATCAGCACTGGCGTCGGCACTTCGGTGACCTACGGCGCTGCATCTGCTGGCCAGCGTAACGCATGGCTTGTCGCCAACGCTGACCGCATCTTGTTTGGTGACGGTTCGGTCGGTGCTTACACCACGCTTGCAACTGATATTGCCGCTGTAACGGCTGCAATGAAGTTGACCAAGGAAGTCGTTAGCCGTGCCAAGGCCCGTGCTGAAGCGGCTTCACCAAAAATTCGCCCTGTTATTGTGGGTGAAGACAGCGAAAACTTCGTTATGTTTGCTGATGCCCGTGCTTTCCGCGATCTGAAGGCCGACCTCGGCACTTCGTTGCAGAACGCGCAAGAGCGTGGCGATGAAAACCCGCTATGGCGTGACGGTGACCTGATGTGGGATGGCGTTGTCATCCGCAAAATTCAGGAAATTGCCACCTTGGGCGCTGTCGGTGCCTCGTCTGCTCTCATCTCGCCTTACTACCTGTGCGGTGCGCAGGCATTGGGCGTTGCATGGGCGCAGATGACCAAATCCACCACGGACACCCGTGACTACGGATTTGTCAAAGGCGTCGGCGTTCACGAAATGCGCGGCGTTGAGAAGCTGGTTTTCAATGGCAAGGATCATGGTGTTTTCACCGGCTTTGTCGGCGCAACTGCACTTTAATAAGGGGCGGGGCGGCTTTCGGGTCGCCCCATTCATTAGGGGAATGATATGACAACCTGCCGCGATATTATCACCCTTGCGCTACGGCAGGCCCGCATCGTGGGTATTGGCCGCACACCACGCGCCAATGAAGCAGAGGAAGGCATGGCCGCCCTGCAATCGCTTTACGATAGTATGTTTTCACACGGCCCACTTGGCCCGTTTACTGAAGTTTACGCGACCGAAGATTATACCGCTGGCGAAGATGAGCGGATAATTGCTGACAACGCGACTATAACCATTCCAGACACCATTGACGTATATGGCGCGACGCCACGCACACCGACTGATTTAGCCGCTGTTGTTGTCATCACGGACACGACGCGCCTGCAATATGTTTTCTCGCTTGGTCGGTGGGAAGTCTGCCACGGCTTGACGCTGGATGATACCGCGCCACTGGCAGAGCGCGACAAGGTTGGATTGGCAGCATTGCTAGCCAAGGAATATGCCGAAATGTTTGGCGCACAATTGCCCGGTGCAACGATGCTTCGTGGGATGAGGTTCATGGGAGATTTGAGCAGCCGCTTTTCAACTAAATCAGCCGATCCTGAGTATTACTGATGCTTGAATATGGCAAAGGCGCATATAACCGCACACAGGGCAATCTGCCGCAACTGGATGTGGTGAATATGTTTGTGGAACAATCCGCAAGCCAAGGCGTAATCATGCAATCCCGTAGGCCCTTGGGCGAGGTTTTGGAAATAGGTTCGGGGCCTATCCGCACAACGCTAGTGCGTGATGGTGTTTTTGCAGGTGACAGGTTCACAATATCAGGCGGCAAAGCCTATCGGGGGATAACAGAACTTGGAGATATTATCGGCAATGGCGTTGCGTCTATTGCGGTTAGGGCTGGCGAAGTTCTGTTTAACGCAGGCGGGCCGATCTACAGCTTTAATGGCACAGACTTCATTCAGGTGACGTTTCCCGATAATAGCAATGTTACCAAAGTATTTTACACTGCTGGCTATTTTTTGGCGATTGAGGCTGGAACGGGCTATATGTTCTTTTCCGGCGTCAACGATGGCAGGTCATGGGATGCGCTGGATTTCTTCGAGGTCGAGAGTGAGCCCGATGCGGTCAATGATGCGGTTACATTAGACGGCGTGATTGCGGCGGGTGGTCCTAATAGCGTTGAGTTTCTCGCGCCTACCGGAAACCCTGATTTGCCATTTACACCTATTCAGCAGAGAGTTTTTGAACAAGGCGTGTTTGCAACAGGCTGCATGGTGCAGGACGATAACACCTTCTTCTTTGTAGGCGGTGACCAGATATTATACCGCAACGGCAATGTGCCGGAAGCAATCGGCGGCGACTGGCTGACGGAGCGTATTTCTTTAAGTTCGACTGTCCGGCTGTATTTGCTGAAAGACCAGCGCCATAAATGGGTCTGCATCCTTCTGGACGCCGAAACATGGGCTTATGACATAACGACCGGAGAGACATTTGAACTACGTTCTTATGGCCGGTCAAATTTCCGCTGCGGGCCTGACTTTGGCGACGATGAAACAGGGAAAATCTGGCAGTTTGTCGATTACGGCGCGGATAATGACGAGGGCATTGTTGAACGCATCCTGACAGCAGGGGAGCGTTTACTTGAGCCTAAGTCATACGACAGCGTAACGATTGAATGTGAGGTGGGCACAACGCCTTTCCTGACCGGAAATTACACAGAGCCAACAATCGAGTTTCGCACTTCCGATGATGGCGGCAACACTTGGACGGATTGGGAGACTGACACGCTAGGCCCACAAGGTGATTACAGGAAGATTGTCCAGTATAATGCCTTGGGCATGTTCTCTTTGCCGGGAGCAATGTTCCAGATACGGCTAACAGACCCTGTGCCTTATCGCGTGTCGGGTTTTTACGATAACCAATCGGTTCACGGGCGCGGCTGATGGCCATTTCACCTATCCGGCTTGATCGCCTGTTGAAATGGGAGAAGGTAGCCAATCCAGACGGCTCGCCAAGTGAAGACTATCAGCGCAAATGGCAGCGCGTTATGGAGAATATAGAAGCCTCGGTTAATGCGGTTATTGATGCACAAAACGCAGCGGCGGCGGCTAATGCAGCGGCAGCAGTAGCAACGGCGGCGGCGGCAACAGCAAACAATGCGGCTGAGGCCACGACCGCAGAAACATCGATTGTAAACAGCTTTGTGAAGGGCTTTGCAGGCACTTCCCCATTAGAGGCTGACAGCGCCGGAAACGTCACGGTAAAAAGCCACACGCGGCAATATGGCGACACGGTGTTAAATCCAGATGTTGCGATAACTGGCGCGGTGCTTGCTACGGCAGCGGCGGCGACTTCTATTGTTCGGGTTTATTACGACGATGCAACGAGGGCGGACGGAACACCGACATTTGCGTTCACGGTCGATCCTGCTGCTAGTCCCATTCAGGGCGGTGACAGGCACGTAATAGGCGCGGTTGAGATACCTGCGGCCGGAACACCAGACGGCGGCTTTGTTCGCCAGCCCGGTTACACTGGCATCCAGCCATGAGGGAC